ACAAAAGTCATAATAGATAACGACAAAACAATAAATAAGCTTTCTCTAAACTTATCCGACGCTGAAACTAAATACAACGATCAGTTAAATAAAAAAGAAAATTGGCGCACCGCTACGCTAGTCGGCATTCCTGTAAGTATTCTCTGCGGTATTATTCTCTCTATATTCCGATAAAAGCTTTCTCTTTATTCGTTATTAACATTAACATTGTTAATAAATATGTTTTTTTTGTTTGTGTAATTAAAAAAAGGTTGTACATTTGCTCTATAACCATAAAACAAAAAACAAAATGAACACAGTAACAATTTACAACCAAGGTCAAAAAGTAAACACCTTTAATTTTGCAACTGAAAAGGAAGCTGTAGACTGCATGTTACGCCATGCCTCAGAAAAAAGTTTAGAAGTAAATGATCTATATACCGAAGCTTATAGCGAAGGTATTAAACCTGAAATTTTAATACTTGTAAATGAAGCTTAAAATGAGAAAAGAACTTAAATTTATTCTCGGCTTAATTTTAATTTTTATAGCCTGGGGACTTATCGGAAACGACGAGTACGAATTTCAAAAGAGACACGAAACAGTAATTTCTAAAACTAAATAATATGAATAGTATAGATATATTACTAGAAGCTTTTAAGAGTACTTTGATAGCTCATAATATTACGATAGATACAAAGTATATTTATAGTCAATTAGGCCATGATATTAAAGAGGCAAAAGAAAAGCACAAGTCAGAAATAATAAACGCTATTTTATATTCTCAATTTCATAATATGTATTCAGAGGAGTACGATTGGGAAGACGTAAAAAATGCTATTATAGACGCGGAAAAATATTACCAAGATAAATTAAATACAACCAAATAATATGGAAAAAAAAGTAAAATGGCAACTAGTAGAAATGGAACGTTACGATCGAACATTCTATATGCTGAAACAAGACGGAGTAAGTATCAAAGCTTTTTCAGATTACGAGGAAGCGGCAAAAGAATTTAACCTAGCTGTAAACTTTGTTGAAAAGGACACGGTATTAATGGAGGTGGAAATATGAAGTACAAAGTAGTAGTTATTCCCATTGACGAGGTAAAGGTAAGTTTATACGACCGCCTCAAAGTAAGCACGCAATTTCAAACCGACAGTTTCGAGGTTGCACAGCAAATGCTAGCCATATTAGCCGATATTTACCAACTTCCAAAACCTAAGTGGAGCGAAGTACCAGGTGAGCTTGAAGTAAGAGACGAAAGTTTAATTTTAAAAATAACCATAGATCAAAACTAAAAAGTAAAAACATGACACAGGAAAAGAAATTTATTTTTGTAGTATTCAAATCGCCTAGACGTTTAATAGTTAGCACATCGGAGGCAGGTACCGGTAACAGCGGCGAGAATATCATTCTAGACAGCAAGCGAACCACTGATTTTTATTTATGCCATGGCACCGAAGAAGAGGTTAGCAAATGGACTAATGCGCGTATGGCTGAAGGGTTCGACTTCGACGATTACTACAACCCCGTTCCAAATTTTAACCCTTTGGATTTTAAGGACGTTTTGATATATTTGTAAACAATTAATAACCTATAAACATGACACAGTTTAAAAATGTACTTGGAACGGTAACCGTTTCCAAATGGAGCGCCTCAGCTCACGAATGGCAGGCTTACAGCCAGTGCGAAGATTATTACTTATTAGATTTTAACGAGGTAGCTCGGGAGAATGAGGTAGTAATTGAAGACGCGAAATTTTTATTTCAGTTCGAGAGCACCGGAGGTCTTAATATTCAAACTTATTTTGCTAGCAATGAGTACTGTATCTAACTTGCAGCAGCGCGCAAAGAGTAAATTCATTTGCGTGCAGAGTAGTTACGGCCAGGCTGAGCACTCATTTAACGAATTAGTAGAATTACACCAATACGAAAATGGAACTACCGCCTACGAAAATTGGAGAGCCCATTTCGCAAATAACCCCCAAGAATTATGGACCATATCAAATGGACAAAGCTTAAACCCGAGTTCGATTGGGATAGAGCAGAAGAAAACCTTGCTAACAAGATGCAAGGAGTACATAAATACATTGAAAAAATAAATATGAAAACAGCTAAAATAACAGCGTGTACTTTTGCTCGGGAGTGGGCAGGTGCAAATGGAACAGTTTACTACCACGATCTAACGCTAGACAATGGCGACAGTGGAAGCGTAGGAACTAAAGAAAAGAACAGCTCTAAAATTGCAGTAGGTGAAACTATTACCTACAATTTAGAAGCTAAAGAGTTCAATGGTAGAACTACCTACAACATTAAACTAGCAGCTCCTGCTCCTAGCTTTAACAAGCCTGCAGGCGGAGGTTATTCTAACCCTGCAAATCAAAATGAAATTCGCAAAAGTGTAGCGTTAAATAACGCGGTGCAATTTCACAAGGACCAAAAAGGGGCGACACCTGGAGCCGTACTCGAGACTGCAGAGATTTTTTTAGCATGGCTTCAAGAGGGTAAGGCAGAGGTAAAGCCTGAGGCTAAAGAGAGTGAAAACGAAATGCCATTTTAATTATGAAAAATATAGAGGAGCAATTAACAATTAACCTAGATAACCTTTTGAAAATGGTTAAAAAAGAGGACCGCCTACGCGCTAAAAGTTTGTTGTACAAAATACATAACAACATAAACGCAGTAGACGGTAAGGCTAAGCATGAGAGCTACGGCGCCCCATTTGCAACTGAATTGCTCGCTAATATTTCTAACGTATCCGCGGTTCCCTACTTAGATATAGTAGGGCGCTGTCGGAAGCGTGAGTATGTAGATATTAGGCATTTTTGCTTTTGGGCAATACGCAACAGCACGAAACTACCTTTAAATAAAATAGGTAAATTTTTCGAGCGCGATCATGCGACAGTATTACACGGCATTACAAATTTTGAGAATTTATCTAAGCACGATGAGAGCTACAGGAACCAAGTAACTCATTACCTACTAGCTTTAGATATTCCGTTATTAATTGAGAAATACGAAACACTAACCGACACAGTAATAAAAAATGAAAAAGACACAATTAGCAATTAAATTTAATAAGCAAACCGTAACCAAAGAGAGAATAAAGGCAGTTTGCGATTTAATAAATACCGGTAACTCACCGAGTTTAGCTTTAAAAAGCTTAGGCATGACAACGCGCTACGTTACGCCATTGCTTAAATCCGGTATAATAACCAAAACGCCCAAAGGTTACACCGCAGTAAAAAAACTTTACATTGAAAAGTTCGAGCATTTTAAAGAACTAGAAGTAAAAAGTAGATCTACAGCAGTACCAACTATGCAGGCAACCGAGATAAAAAGAAATTGGCTCAGTAGATTTTTTCTATATTTGTTCAAACTAATAAACAAATGAACCTAGCTTTTTTAATTCAGCGCCTGGAGGCGTTAGAGGCTCGGATAGAAAAATTAGAAAAGAGAAAAGGCGTGGAAAAATTTGAAGCGCCTACTCTTTTCGAGATTGAAAACGAGTGCGGAAATAAAGTAATTGCCCAAAACTTTTTTAACTACTACGAGGCCAACGGTTGGCACGTGGGTAAAGTAAAAATGAAAAATTGGCGTGCAGCATTACGGAAATGGATAACCCCTAAAACAAACGAAAATGAGCGAGTTGGTAGAATACAACAGTCTGAGCTTCAAGCGTTCCTTAACAAGCCTTGAAAAGCATTTTATCGACGAGCTGCACGGTAAAAAAGTAATTAGCTTAGACCCTTCCACCTGGCGCCAACTTATAGCGCAGGCATGCGTAACAAATGGAATAAAGGACTTACCGAGCGATATAGAGGTAGACTTACTACTCAAAAGTTTTGAAAGTAATAAGTTTGTAGGTATTACATTACAAGCTTTTAACCTAGCGTTCTATTTAAATGCAATGGGCACGGAATGGGAGCGAGTGGATAGCTTTAATTGTTTCTCGGTGGCGTTTATGTGCGACGTACTTAACAACTATCTAGAGCTTAAAAATAAGAAATGGATAGAAATAAATAAGGCTATTAAGCAACCTGACACGCTACCCAAAACTACTAACTCGGAAATGGATCTACATGAATGGCTGCAGTCAGATATTAAACGCTACTCAGAGGGCAAATGGCAATATATCGAAGTATACGCGGCTAGTGTAGCTCGGGAAATGTTTAGTAAAAAATTATTTACCCCTGAGGACTTTACACCGGAGCAGTGGAGTAATTGGCGCAGCTCCGCACAGTTCCGCACCCAGGGTAAGTGGAAAAGCGAGGGCAAGCGCCTAGAGTTTGCTAAAGAGGACTTTACTTTTGAGGTTAACCAAGAAGTAGGTAGAGCCGTTTACGAATACATTTTAAAAAATAAATTAAACCCTAAAAACTAAAAATTATGGAAAACAAAAAACAAAGTAGTATTGATTTTATATTCAACGCTTTCAACCTATTATCAGATTCCGACTTCAAAGCGTGGATGCTAAATAACCATGGTGTTATTAAAGCAATGCACAAGGAGGAAATACAAACTTCACACGAGTGCGGTCAACAAAGCGAAAAAGATTATAATAGAAATGGGGATAAGATTGGCTGTAGATTTATTGAGAAAAGTGAACAATACTACAATGAAACATTTGGAGGTGAAAATGAGTAAAACATTAGAAGCTGTTATATCCGACTTAAAAAGCAGAGAAGAGAAAGGTATTCAGACTTATGGAGGCACAGTAGACCAGGCTAACTTAACAAAAGAGCAATGGCTACAGCATGCCTACGAGGAAGCTCTAGACCTTTGTATATATCTTAAAAAATTAATGGCATGAGTAAAATAATTCCTTTACACAAAACAGTCAGAATGTACCGACTTTTCTACGGTTATTCTCAGGAATACGTAGCTTTTCAGCTTGGGATAGAGCAGAGTAACTACCACCAAAGAGAACACGGCAATACCATGTTTAAAGACTCCGAAATAGAAGTTTTAAAAGACTTATTTAAAATTGAAATAAGAGAGGATGTAAATTACACTATATAATAGTGTTAATAACTAACTAAAGAGCTGTATTAACCTACAGCTTTTTTTATACCTTTACAACATGTGGCCATTTAAAAAGAAAGTAAAGCAAGCGGTTAAACCCGAGGAACTTTTAAAAGACTTGCAGCCTACCCTATGCAGTACCTACGTTATTCAGTGGAACTATGCCGAGGATCTAGAGAATGAGGCCATTTTTGCTGATAACGTGCCTCTAGCTTTTGACGCCAGTGAGGCTATAGCCATTCAGGCGGAAGTAGAATTTAGCGCAGACGGCACGTATAAAGTAGGTCATAAAACTCTAGTATTTCTAAAAGGCGCAGGCGCTCCGTTTATAGTTGACGTGCCTTACAACGAGTTTAAAAAATATTGGCAGGAATTTAAAACAAACGAGGCATATAATGAAATCTACAAGAACAGGCCGTAACATAATTATTACGCAGGCTAAAGTAACTGACCGCTTTTATTTAATGTCTGACGTGCATTGGGATAACCCCCATTGCGACCGAAAACTATTAAAACAGCATTTAGACAAATGCCTAGATGAAAATATAGGCATAGCTATAAATGGAGATTTATTTTGCCTTATGCAGGGCAAGTATGACCCCAGGCGTAGTAAAAATGATATACGACCGGAGCACAACGTAGCGAACTACTTAGACGCAGTTGTAAACACGGCTATAGATTATTTTAAACCTTACGCCCATTTAATACAGTTCGTCGGATATGGCAACCATGAAACGGCTATAATTAAGAACTGCGAGACTGACGTAATAGAGCGCTTCGTGAGTGGATTAAATAGAGAGGCAGGTACTGAAATACAGGTAGGCGGTTATGGCGGTTGGTGGGTTCAACGATTAGAAATAAGAAAAAATAACTACGCTATTTTTAAAATAAAATACTATCATGGCTCAGGTGGTGGGGGTGTTGTTACTAAGGGTGTTATTCAAAATAACCGCATGCAGGTAATGATAGAAGGAGCCGACGCTATTTGGAGCGGCCACGTTCACGAGCTTTATCATCACGCAGATATGGCAGAGGAATTAATGTACTCTCCCAATGGCGGGTTTAGAATAAATATGAAATACATACACCACGTTAGAACGGCAAGCTATAAGGAAGAATACGACGAGGGTTTTATGGGCTTTCACGTTGAACGCATGCGACCCCCGAAGCCTCTAGGCGGTTACGAGTTAAACTTCACAACAAAACGCGAACGCAAGGTGCAGGATATAGTAGAATTAGTGCCTACTTTTGTGCAATGGCGAGACAAATAGAATGGCATTTTAAACCCCTGCCAAGACAGCAGGAAGCTCTACAATTTTTAAGCAACGACAGTAATACCGAAGTAATACTTTACGGAGGCGCTGCAGGTGGTGGTAAGACAATGCTAGGTTGTACTTGGCAAATTATACGACGTCTTAAATACCCAGGCACGCGGTCATTAATAGGCAGGGCGAAATTAGATACTCTAAAGAAAACTACCATAGCCACGTTTATGGAAGTGGCTAACAATATAGGTTTGATACCAGGGCAGGACTTTGTATATAATCAACAAAGCCACATAATTAAGTTTATGAACGGCTCGGAAATTATACTAGCCGACCTCTTTTTATACCCTTCTGACCCGCATTTTACGGATCTAGGAGGGTTGGAAATTACCGACGCATTTATAGACGAAGCTACCGAAATAAGCGAGAAAGCTTTTAATATAGTTAGCTCACGTATTCGTTATAAATTAAACGAGTATAACTTAAAGCCAAAAATATTACTTACCTGCAACCCGTCTAAAGGTTGGATATATAACCAATTTTACCTACCCTATAAAAATAATTCACTCGCGGAGCACCGAGCTTTTATTCAGGCATTACCTGGGGACAACTTGCACCTACCTAGTGGCTACGTGGTAAGCTTACAACGTTTGCCCGAAGTAGATAGAAAACGACTGCTAGAGGGAGATTGGGAGTTTGATAATTCAGCGGATAGGCTATACCAATACGACGAGCTTATTAGGTGCTTCCGTGAACCTTTGAATGTGGGAGAAAGTTATATAACGGGAGATATTGCGCGGCTCGGTAAAGATAGAACGGTGCTATGCGCGTGGAAGGGTTTAAGCTGCGTAGATATTGTTATACTTAGGCAGAAGCGCCAAGACGAAGTAAAGGCAGAAATACAGCGACTGCAGAAAATGTATAACGTAAAACTGTCTAACGTACTTGTAGACGAAGACGGGGTAGGCGGTGGCCTAGTTGACGCCATGCGCTGCCGCGGTTTCCAAAACGGAAGTAAGGCGGTAAGAGGTTCGCACTACCAAAATTTAAAAGCCGACTGTTACTTTAAACTAGGGGAGCTAATAGATAAAAACGAAATAACTCTACCGGTACGACTGCAGGAAGATATAGTAAAAGAATTAGAGCTAATTAGACGAGTAGACCCTGACAAGGAAGGGAAGCTACGGGTTACGAGTAAAGATACCATTTCACAGCGTACAGGTGGACTTTCGCCCGATATTGCCGACGCTATAATGATGAGAGCCTATTTTGAATTACAACCGAATTTTAATAAATACGCGTTTATATAGTAGTCGCAAGTATAGTAAACTTTTGCGACAACCAACAAAAGACAATAAAAGACGTC